ATACAGCGGGACGTTTCCTTATTGAAATCACTGGGTACGACGTAGCATCATAAGGAGGTAAGTATGTCTTCTGACATTCAATCGACCTTTATAGAGGCCGCTACGGCAGATGCTGACGGGGTTTGTGCTTCACAGACTCCATCTGGGGCTGGTAACCTCACTATAAACGGTGCGTTAGCAGATAGCGGGGCGGTTACATTTGACCAGCCTCGACAAATTACTGTTACAGGCGGTAGCGATGAGTCTGGTAAAACATTTACTGTTACAGGTACGGATGAAACAGGCACTGCTGCTTCAGAAGTAATTACAGGCCCAAATGCTACTACTGTTACTAGTACGGGTTATTTTGCAACAATTAGCCAGATTGCTGTATCAGCAGCAACTGCTGGGGCCATAACAGTTGGCTCTGCGGCTACTATTGCTGCTCCTATCTTTAGAGGTAGGTTACGGCTTCGTGGTTTATATGTTGTAAACACAGGTTCAGCAGGAACTATTACGTTCAGGCAGACCTCGGCCACAGGCGCAATT